CAGTCACCACACCATCGGGTATAAACGGTGAGGCATTCCACATCGCATCAACGATGGCCTTAGAGTTACCTGCAAGTAGACACTCGTTAGCATCCTTCATAGGAAGAACGGCAATGAATGCTTTACCTTGTGGTAAGACCTCAGCGCATTCAGAAGCAGCAGCACGACCTGCCTCATCTTGGTCAAACATTAAGATGACCTCATCGAATTGCTCAAAGTAATCGTAGTTGGCAACGATACATTTCTTCGCGGCTTTAGCGCCCAACGGGACGGACACTACTGGGTACTTGCACCCTTGCACCTGAGCTACGGAAAGGCAATCAATCTCGCCCTCAGTGACAACAATCTTCTTGCCACCATTCCATAAGTGCTTGCCGAATAGAAGAGAGTCTTTCGCTTTACCACGAGTCGAGAAGTTCTTCTCGGCATCCCGCAGTTTCTGAAAGACCACTGTACCATCTTCATCAAGATACTCAGCCACATGGTGTAGCTTGCCCTTGACTGTACCAACCCAGTAACGATACTTCTTACAGGTCTCCTCAGTGATTCCTCTTGCGGTTATCGCAGTGTAGAACCCATCGGTATCCCCACGAGTTAGCAGGTTAGAACCTTTCAGGCGTCCACCATTACCAAGAGTCTTAGCTCGCTCGCCATCGGCTGGCTTACGGTGCTCACAGGTGAAGCAATACTCGTGACCATCTGAATACACAGAGTTGGCATCAGTTGAACCACAATTATCACATGGTGCGTGAAACATAAATAGGGACTCTTCATGGTCAGACATTTTAGACTCCAAATAACAGTTTGAACAACAGAGAGATTACACAGTAGAAGACCACAAGGGCGCTCCCAAAGAATCCCACGAGTACAGACGTCACCATAATGGCATCAAAGACTTTCATATTACAACTCCTCACGGACATATTTAGCATCATCGGAATGCTTACGGCCTTTCTTGATGTTCTCGCCTTTACGCTTCTTGGCTTGGAACTCTTGGTCTTCTTCCCAAGTACGACAGGCTTTGTTTGTCTTGGTTGAAGCGAAGTTACGGATACCGTTAGTCATTTTAATTCTCCATTGAATAAGTAAGTTAGAATAATCATAAAGACCACTTAAATTAACAAATGGTCTTGAGTCTATCCTATAGTTGGTGTTAATTAAGGAACTAGTACCAGCTTGTATTTCTTGTCTCGTTTTTTACCCAAAGCAGCGCCATCTTCAAGATGCTGTATGTCACTTGCAAGGGAAAGGCCATAGACATGTGCTTGCTTTATACTACGAGTTTCACCTTTATAATGGGAGCGCCAGTATAGAGGCATATCATCAAGAATACGTTTCACTTTAACTTTCACGATTAAACTCCTAAGTAAGATTTAACTTGAGTGACCATCACGTCAGGGAAACCATAGTGATTATGCAAGCGGTGATCAAAGTTGTAGTTATCAGCGTGCGTTTCAACAGCGTGACGTGGTGCATTCGTATGGATATCATCAGGGAAACCTACACGTTCAATCAGGAAGGTCTTACCGCCTGAGTCTTTCACCATATCAAACTCATTAGGTGAACGGGCATCAGTAATAATGATAAGCTTGAAGCCTTGGTCTTTACGAATATGAATGGTAGACAGCAGGCCATCCATCCAATGGTTTTCCAAGCCCATCACATCTTTGATGAAATCATTACCGAATAACTGCAAGTGCTGTCGACAAGACATTGGCTCATCAAGTGAGAACCCTTTGTCGAATAGCATCCCGCGGTACTGCAAGTGGTCAACATAGCGAGGAGCCAAGTAGTGAAACTTAGTGTCTTTCGCCTTGCTGTTGCAACACAACTCGAAGTTGGTAGCTGAGACCATCGACTGGTTGAAGACATAGCCAGCAGTAGCTCTGAGTTTGTCCGCAAAGGCAACCTTACATGTTCGCGGTAAGTCACCTATTAACTTGTCTGCCAGTGTATCTTTGCCTGAACGTGGTTGCAGTGCTGATAATGAGATTAACATGGTATTACTCCTGAGTTGGTTGAATCACAGCTTGACGAACGCGAGTTACTTCGATGCCATTCTGACCATAGTTAGCATCAGCCCAGTCATGGGCAGCATCCAGATTAGAGGCAATGATAGGGATTACAGTCTCACCCATGCTTTCGCCAAACAGCACATGTATATAAAATTTATTACCCATGATATTACTCCTTAGATTAATTCTTTGTCTTCACAGCGACATTTAGATGGAGTCTCACCACAGAATGGGCAAGACATTGGTTTAACTTGAAGTAGCAGCGCAATGACTGCGACTATGATTACGATTAACAACATTAGGATTTTCCTCCAAATTTGTAAAGGTGTGTCATATCCCAAATCATCCACAACACTAGGAAAGCACACCCAGCTAGCATGATAATGAATATCAGAATACCGTTAGTTAATACGGTTCCAATGACCACCGCTATTAGCAGCAGGACACAAATTATAAATGCTCCATGTTCACGCATTATGATTTCTCCTTAGGGTGAGTCTCAGTGCCACGCCAGCAATCAAACTTAGGGTGACGTAGTGAGCCATCGTCGGTGTACTCCATGAATTTAACTTGGACATACCAGCCCTCGTAAGGGTTTAGCTTAGGCTCACTATCAGCATAACCATTCTCATAGTTATAAACGTATACCGTCTCTGTGAATTCCTCTTTCTGAGCATCTGTAAGACCATCAACGTTGACCACGATGCCAGACTCTAAGAGAACCTCAAAGCCTATCACCTTACCTTCATTGGCCTTACCTACAGTTCCCCATAGCAGACCGCATACAGTCCCATCTACGGTGTCCTCAGGTTTCATCTTCCACCAACCCACTTTCTTGCCACGGTGCCAAGGCTTTAAAGGTTCCTTGATTACCAGACCTTCCAGCTTGCGCTCCCGTACAGAATCATAGAGTGCAAACAGTTCTTCCATTGAGTACACATCGTATGTCTCAGCTAATTGCCAATCCATAGAAGGTAACAGCTCTTGGAGTTGCATGGTGACAACCTCAAGTTGGGCTTGCATCACACAGTTAGAGACATCAAGACTTACGCGCTTGTCATTCTCAAGGAAGTGGCTAAGAGGCATCACACCATAGATGCGGTACTCTAAGCGGGATATGTCGATTGCTTCTTTGCGACGAAGGATGCCTGAGCCTTGTTGGAAGGTAACACCTTTAACCAGTGCTTCACCATCAACAATGAGACCATCAGGATACAGGGATTCACTCAGGAGTTGCCCCAGCGCAATACGGTCATCATCACTTGAGAATAATTCTCTCAATGAGGGTAACAGCTTATCGGTACGGCTGAAAGCATAAGCCCTTGCAGAAGGTTGCCCGTTGCTATCAGCACTAGGCTTAATCACAAGGTGACACCGCACTGAGTCATACTTCACGTTAGCGATAAGCGAGCCGTTACGTTCCAGTGCTTCTTTGATTGCTTTGTTGTGGAACTTAACTGGCTTTGCCGCATTGATGCAAATAATGGTAGTCATTTTGTTAATCCTTTTGTTGGTTCTGGACGGGAGTGTCCTATAGTTGGCGTTAAATAAGATTGGATTGTTGTGTCCTATAGTTGGCGTTAATTACCCACTGAGTTTCTTTTCCTTTATATGTCTGTTTTGCGTACCAGCGCGAGGGGGTCCCAAACGCAAAAAGGCCACCCGAAGGTAGCCCATTGTTTAACTTTCTGTTATGAGAATGTATATTTACTCTCAAGGATTTGTTGTAAATCCAGAGTCCCTTTGTTTGGCAGGACTGGCATCTTCTCTAACTGAGACTCATGTAGTTGGTCTTCAAACTCAGCGAAGAACTCTGCGATTACGTCATGTGACTCGTAGGTCTCTACCATTGTCTCACGTACTGCTTTTAACATCAGATGGGCGTTACCAGCATGACAGCCGAATGAGTCATGAATCATGGCGAAGTCTTTAATACCGTAAGCCTTGTTGCCCTTCACAGCGGTAAGCATCAAGTGGCTTGCATCCATGGAGTGCACAAAGTTAGGTGCAATGCCAGAGGCTTGCTTGCGTGCATCAATCTGGATACCGTCACGGATGTTAATCATGGTACGAATACGCATTGAGCCAAACAGCACGCAGTTGATTTGCTTTTGTTCCTGTACACGATACTCAGACCATACAGGGAAGCCTACTGGCGTAGTCCAGTGTACTGGCATAGCTGGCTTAACGACGTCACCTGCTTTGTCCTTGACCTCTGAACTAACCAAGGTAGCGGATTTCTGCAACCACTCCATAGCTTCAACGGCTGCGATTACAGTCTTGGAAACAGCATCCCAAATCAGTTTAGCCATGAATTGACAGGCTTGCGTTGGGTTAGTGAACATCATCCCGTTACCAGCATCGATTGCAGGCTGTACAGTATCCTCACGCACTTGGTCTGCGAAGCCATACTGTTTAGAGCCGTAGGCCAACGTCATTACAGAGCGCTTTGTAACACTACGTGTGACACCGAACTCCAACCATTGAGCAGCCAAGGTGTTAGAACCTAGTACCAGCTTCTCACTAATCTCGCCAGATTTCTTGTCTGTAACGGTCTCCATCTTATCGGCTTCACCATCGATAACCAGACGGGCCAACTCCTCGTTTACCTTGCCAGCAACAATCCCATAGATATCTTGAGGTTTGTCACTAGGTGTCAGATTCACAGCAGAACCACCAACGTAATCACGCAGCATTGCTGAGAAATGTTGAAGACCTGAACAAGTACCATCGAATGCCAGTGCAAGGTGTGACACAAAGCTCTCACTACGGCCTGATGCAACATAGCCAGCCCACTCATAGCAGAACGCAAGGAAACAGAATGGAGCGTCTTGTTCAGCCCACCAAGTGCAATCCAGTGGTGACTCAGCGCTAGCCAGAATCATAGACTCATTGTCTGCAACCCATTGTACACGGTCATCAAGAGAAACCTTGTCAACGCCAGCAGTGTTTGCACCGTGAACCGCCAACCAGTAAGCACCTTCTGCGCCTAGCTCCATGCCTTTAGCGAACTGTAATAACCCCTTGGTCATATCGTTGCCTTGTGGGTTAAACATCGGTACAGAGTAGACACGACCACGCCAATCAAGGTTATGAGGGAACCAGATAGCTTCATACTTGTTGAACTTGTTGGCTTGGCCCAGTGCGAACTCAAGGGACAAACGACGTGATTGACGTGCTTTCTCTTTACGATAGATACCAGCAGCAGAGCGTTTCCACTTCTTCAAGGAGTCTTCATTAGAATCAATATCATCTGGCTTGCTAGGCAGTTCCAGCTTGTTCAATGAGGGGATGTCAGACACTGGACAGTTGTCCCAGTTCACAATCATGTTAGCGGCTGCCAGCACATTCTCGTTAATCTTCCATGCGGTGTTCTGAATGGTGTTAACTGCGTGGTATACCTCTGGCATATCAACGTCATTGTAACGCTGTAGTGCACGCTTTGAGCCTACACGAATCAGGTTAAGAGGACGGCGACCAGCAGCCCAGTAACCACCACCGTTGATGCCAGACCAAGGCTTAGGCGGTACAACCATAGGCTGGAACATTGGGCTGATACCTGCAAGAGCATTAGCTCGTGAGGTCAACTTAGCTACGAACGCCTCTGTTAGATGGATTGCTTGATGGTCTTTATCAGGGATACCCTTAAACTTACGTTCAATTTCTAGCAGGCCAGTAGCCTCAATGATTTTCTCAATGACTAAAATCCCAACGTGGCAAACATGGTCTTTATCCCATGATGCATGGTGTGACTTCAATTGGTTCTGCTCTAACATGCCGACTTCTACAGCTTCCATGTAGGCTTTCTTGAAGACCATCCCATTGCGTTTCTCAAGGTTCTGACGCACGCGTTTCTTGAAGTGGTCTGCCTCTTCATCACGGATACGACCAAAACGTACTTCGTCCTCAATGTTCTTGCCGATAGACATTGCCACACGTTGGATAGCAGCGGACTCTTCCTTAGCGAGAATCATCAAGACTGTCTTAACAGCTATGAATGAGGCAACCTCTGGTTTAATCTGAGAGAGGTACGCCTTGGCAACATGAGGACGGCCCCTTGTCTTAGCTTCCAACCAAGTGGTTAGATGCGCGGCAATCGCAGGAACCAAGGTATCCAGCAGAGGTGCTGCAACTGCGTTTTCACAAACTTCGCCACGTTCAACTTGACGTTCCAGCGCCTTACGGAAACGTTCTTCACCCATAACATATGATTCATGCTCAAGTGCTAACTGCTCGGCTGCAAGTTCTTCACCGTAGTTGTCTGCCAATACGTTGAATGGAGCGATAGCGTGCTTGATGTCAGAGAAATCGTTAGGTGCAAAGTTCGCGATAGTAGTCATAATGTTCCTTAAAGGGTGCGTGTCTCGTTTCGATGTGATGTATAATACATAGTCTTCATGACCATTGCAAGCTATCTTTTAAAAAGGTTATCTTGTTGTTCTATGTTCTGGTTTAGAATCAAAGCATCAAAAGCCTCCATCTCAGCTATAGCCTTACACATCCCAGTGAACCCCCCCCCCCCCCCCCGACTTACGGCCTTTCACTATAGCAACTTGAGGTTTCTCTCTTTGCCAAACAATACCATGATTCACTGCCCCGATGACTTTCCCTTAGGTTCTTCTTTAGGTGCGTCTTTACCGAAAGCATCAGCCTTGTCCTTAGTCCAAGACATAGGGTCAGTAAGGATTAAACGGTAGCCAGACGATGTGGTCTCATCCTTCACTAACATAATGTTCTCATCATGAAGGTCAAAGGAGGCAATCCCAGTGAAGTACGTTCTGATTTCCTCACAGACTTTAATCAGCTCATCCATTTCATTCGTGAAGTGACTACCTTCATCAGTTAAGAACTCTTTTACAGCGGCAACATTCTTTAAAGAGATAAACCCTTTATTGACTGAGTTCTCCATGATAGGCATAGCCTCTATCTTCTTCGTATTGTCATACTTATAGAAGACACCATGACAAGCCAAGTATAGAGAGAGCAGTTTAAACGTGATGTTGTAATCATCTGCTTGCTTATGCTTGTGATTGATAGCGGTATACTCTTCATAACAAGGCATCATGACCATGTAGCAATTGGTGTAACGTTCGATAGCCAGAATCTCAGAGACATACTTAGAGGGATTCGCTCGGCAATACGCAGCGTAGGCAGCACCTGAATCGTCACGCTTAAAGCCAATCTTAAGGGCCAAGCCATTAGGAGTCTTAAAGGTAGCCGCGAAGTTGCCAGCACCAAGGAACTTAAGGCCCATTGCTTCTAACTCGTCTTTCATATCTAACCACCAATCCTGCTTACGGACACCGCACTCATGGTCAGTGTGAAGACCGAACACGGTGAACATATCGTCAATCTTAGCGTTGACCACTTGCATCAAGACAGTGTGAGACAGACCAACCAGATGGCCTGCTTTATGCAAGATAGCCAAGTTGATGAATGTAACACGAGCGGAGTTGATGAGTGATTGAGTAGACATAATGTATTACCTTCTAGTTAATAGATGAAAGATTTATCATGAAGACCACCCAGTGAGATGGCCTTGAGTTAAACCTTAAGCTACAACCCATATGTTGCTATCAGTGTCGATAGTATAGGCATTGTGTTCTTCCAAGCTCTCAGTCTCCGTCAGGATACGCATACCCTTACAACCTAAGCGCATAAACATACCGTCTTCACGGTTGACCAACCACACTTGGTTAGAGTCAGTGTTCCACACTAGGATACAGTCCTGTTTGAACTGACCACAGAACATATCTATTACAGCCTTGAGTGTACCAGTGCGAGTCACACCGAATACCATTGACTGCTCGTGCTGGCCCATCTCTTGGCCCTCTTCACGGTAGAACCCAGTGACTAACCCTAAGGCTTTCACCTTCAAGTTTGCCAGCTTACCAAACGCAGAGGCAGTGCGTGTCATGTTATGACTGGTAGAATGATTGGTGCGTGAAGCTGATGCAATGACAATCCATTTAGAGGTAGAAGCGATAGTGTTAAGCATTGTTGTATTCCTTATAAGATGATGAATGTGTGTACTAGGTAAGCCAGTGTATAGCCAACTACAGTTAAAAGCAAGGTGAATCTCATTAGGTTGACCTTAAGTTAGATGACATCGATGTAAATCAGGTTGAAGCTATCCATGCGCTCAACTAGAAGATACCTGCTTTTATATGGTACTGTCAATACCCAGCGATTACTACCAGCTTCATTCAATGTAGTACGACACTCCACACCACTGATGAAGAGAAGATGTGACGCACAAGCTCCACACTCTGTTGTTACCGTGAAGACTGATGCTACTTCCACCACCTCGTAAGAGATATCCAAGGTGTTATCATTAAGGATGAAAGCATCTAGCTCGGCTTCTGCTTTGACATCATAGGTGTTACTAAGAACAAAAGGCTTAAGTGCTGAGTCACTCGGTACACGTTTAATCTGATACATGGTGTTTACCTTAAGTTGTTTGAGTGAGTGTATCTTAATGTCTTGCCTTACTTAATGTCAATGCCTGTTGTTCGTATGACTTATCAGGCTGTCTACTTAACCGTTTGACTCGGCGTTATCTACTAAGGCGTTGACCCGTTCGATGTGATGTATCCTACTTAATGTTTAACTTAATGTCTAGTCTTATTGTCCTTTTAATTGAATTAATATTAATAATGGTTAGAGATGATAATAGCTATAAAGAAGAGACTTAGAGTTTAAACTTAATGTAAGAGCTTACTCACTCCCTATAGTTGGCTCTAATTAGATGGTCCCATGGTCTATGTCTCATGGTCTAACCTAATGGTGAGGCTCTCATGGTCTATCATAAGGTGTGTCATAAGGTGTTAGCCTAAGGTTGTAACCCTCTGTTGTAACCCTAAGGTTGCCTACTCCATACAGATATGAACAGGTACGTAGTGTACTCGTTGGGTAGTACATTAAGTCAATACATAGGGTTTGACATAAGGATTCACATCATGTACCATGCCCTAAGTAGCTATTACATAGCGGTTAAATCATAAGGGGTAACCCAGTGTTATACCTAAGGTGGAACCCCTATGGGGGTATGAGCCTCGGTCTTGTCTATGAGATGGTCACACAGATTTTTATAATGTTTTCTTAAAGGCCCATCTTAAGGTTCATACCTAAGGTTCCTAACATAGTGTACTACCTAACGAGTACATCCTAAGGACTATCTACATGATAATCACTCATAAGGATTGACATAAGGTAAGACACTAAGTAGGAACATAAGGTATAGACACTAAGGTTGACACTAAACAATAATAGTATAGAGTGAATACGATATACTATTTTGAGCGAAGCGTTACCTTAAGCGAGGCCACCAAGCAGGACAGACATTACAGCCTGTAGCTTCATAGCGACACCTTCACCACCAGCGACACCTAAGGCAGTGAGTACAACAGCAACAAGAGTATAGGCAGCCTTAGACTTTAACAGAGCCTTGGATACCTTCTTAACAGTAGTTAACTTAGTCATGATATCCTCCTATGATTATTATTAATTAATAGTATAAACAGTAAATGGTCTTAGAGTTAGTCTTAATGTAACTTTAAGTTGGGCATAGAGTTGAGACTTAGGTAACCCCCCTATGTTTCGACTCCGTATCCCCCTATAGTTGGCGTTAATTCAAATACTGAGAATCTAGTAACATCCTTGTCACATAGTCCTTATCTGTCCCAGTCACACACATTGAGGTCATCCCACATGGCATCCTCATCTGAACCCAGCATAATCTCAATGTCACCATTGTGGATTACCATATCGTTCAACTGAGAGTGAATGCGGTCTTCATCCAATTGCTCCATTAACCATTCCTCGGTTAAGTCATCAGCACCTACCTTTGAGTTCTTCTCCATGTGTTCCACGAAGTAAGATACACCAATGGCTAAGGCATCCAGCCTATCATCATGTGCAATAGCTCCACGCTCACGAGTGAGTCGAGTCATCTGGTAGAACAATGAGTATTTAACGTCATGTACACCATCTGTATTGCGAGCACTCTGGTAATCCTTAGCAATGGCAGACTCAAGCACGATTAAGCGGTGAGCGCCCATCACAGGCTCTAAGGTGTCAGCTATACGTACTTCCTTCTGTCCAGTAGACTTGGTTTCGGTTAGAGCACACTTATGATGCTGTTGCAGCACAGGTGAGAATATCTTCAAGAACATACCATCACCGAAGTTACCTTCACACAGAACCTCGTTAACCTTCCACTCCTTCGCTTTCTTAGCTAGCTTCTCAAGAGTAGTATCCTCGTACCCACCACGGAAACCACCTGACTCCATGAGATAGATATAACCATTCAGGAAATAGAGAACTGCATAACCCGTTTCATCCTTCGAGAGAGACGAGCTTCCAACCTTTCGTATGTTTCCTAACACCTTTGATTACCTTCCGTACATTAGCAGGTATAAGCCCATGCTCATTACAGAATCTGTGAAGGTTTTCATAAGATGTTTTGATGCCGTCAGGACTCATAAGGATTGCCCTCATACCTGTCCCTGCATTACTTGGAGTAGACCCTTTAGTAAACTTAGTGTTATTACAAGAGGAGCACATAGTCCCTGTCTTACGTTTAGGTAAGTGTTTATCACATCCCGAGCAACGCACGGTTGTATGATTACCTCCAGCCCTTACGTTCCACCCTATGTTACATACAGGGCGATATGTGTACTCAAGCTGTAAGGCCTCCTCCTTGGATACTTTGTGTAACGCTACTATCTCAACACAACCTAGCCCAAGCTCCCTGAGGATAGCCCCAACGGGTCTTTTAGATGTTAAGTGCTGTGAGAGTCTATGCGAGAGCTTATTCTTAGTAATCCCTACATAGAACTTACTTGTATCTTCCTCACCAATAGGTCTAATGTGATATACGGTATACATACGGTTTTTCATAGTTTAATCCTCCTAGGATATCTTAATGTTTAATTGTTGAGCACTTGCTAAGGTGCTTTCTACTTGTTACCAAGCAGTCCAGACTATATCTTCACCCCCACTATTGAGGGGCCTCCCGTTTCCACTCAGCGCTTGAGTGTACTGTTAGTCGTTGAACGTTCCCGTGTTGGGCTTCGCTGCTGATTGTCCTATCAAGGATGTTCCAGCAATTAGAGAGGTTTATTTAATGTCGAGGCAAGGGTTCACCACGACCACTAGGGTCAATAGCCATAATCTTAGAGGAATACTTATCGCTCCTCTTATCGGCACTAAAGTAAGTATGGAACGTATCACCCTTAAGACCAACACAAGGTACAGTTGCACCAAGCTGGTTCTGAGGGTTCGGCATCCACTGGTACTGTAATGGTGCTTGGTCAATCTGCAAGGCTGCTACGATAAGGTCACGCAGTCTCAGAGGGTAACGCTCGGCATCACTAAGGTTAGGGTTAAGCATGAACTGCAACGCAAAGCCAGCTTTACCGTATGACAGCTCACGTTCCCGTAAGTCCGTATCATCGAACCGTACTGGGTCAGTAGGTTGCCACCATGCTGCATCAGGGTCAGCATCAATGTCATCTATTAGCAACTGGGCCAAGCGATGACCATAGGTCTCCAACTCAGCACGATTGAGAGGATAGCGAGCAGGCCAGATGGTAGTAACGTAACCACGGTTCTCAAGCTCTCTATACAACGTCATTTCGCACTGTGGCGTCCCTAGGTAAATGATTGTACCCATAGGCTTTAGGATTGCATCGAACTCTTTCACAAGCTCGCCTAAGCGGTCTCGTGCAGCCTGAGTTGCTGAGTTAGCGGGAACCTCAACGTCATCGGCAATAAGGATGTCAGCACGACTACCAGTAAGCTGCCCTGTGATACCCACGGACTTAACAGAAGGTGAGTGGTCAGGTTTAGCACCACCAACATCAAAGCTTATCACGGAGTCTCGTTGGTCTGAGCGTGGCTTCATATGATGGAGGAATGGTAGTAAGTCGATTATACGCTTGATGAAGATGGAGTTAGCATCAGCACGCTCCTTAGAGGCAGACACAATGAGGAACTTAAGGTCAGGATTCTTCCATAGCTTCCATACGACGAACGCACAGGTGATGAATGATTTGCCTATACCTCGGAATGCTTGGAGTATAAAGCGTCTCTCCTTGCCCCCTGCCAGTATCCTGCACATGTCTATCTGACACTTAGTGGGTTCCGGTAAGTTCAATGCACGCCATAGCACCCTTACGAACAACACGAAGTCATTCCTCATGGCTATAATCTGGCGTTGCTCTTTGGTTAGTTCTGGTTTACTCACTGGCACCTCCTTTGTTGAAAAGTAATAATCATAAAGGCCACCACTAGGATGACCTTGAGTTTACCACTTACATACCAACCAGCGCACCTGAGTGGGACACAGAGACTTCAACAGCCTCAGAGCCAATCACTACAGCACAACCGGTCAACAGTGAAGCTACACCAATGCACAGCAACACAGTCAGGTACACATTAATAGCACGC